TATCTAAAGTTAAAACTATATTAGAGACGAAAGAGTATGAAGAAATGTATGATATTGAAGTAAATACTGATAATCATACATATTATACAAATAATATTTTATCTCATAATTCCACATGGCTAGGTAACCTAGCTTTAAAATCATCTCAATTAGGACACGATACTGCTTATGTAACATTTGAATTGCAAGAGGAAATTGTTAACATGAGAATTGGATCTAATATGTTTACAATTCCAATGGATGATTATGAAGATTGGGCAAAAGATCAAGCTCGATTAAAAGATAAAATCCAACAAGCTAAACAAAATTCTGTAATTCCAATGGGTCAACTCCATGTAAAAGAATTTGGAGCATCCACCTGTTCAGTGAATGATCTTAAAACTTATTTGAAAAAAGCAGAAGATATGCTTGGTGTTAAGTTTGATAATATTTTTGTTGATTACATTAATATTATGAAGAACTGGAGAAACCCAAATACAGAGAATACTTACATGAAGATTAAGCAAATTGCTGAAGATTTAAGAGCAATGGCAATGGAAGAAAGTTGGGCGGTGATTACAGCAACCCAAACTAATAGAGGAGGATGGGAAACTTCTGATTTGAATATCACAAATGTTTCTGAATCAGCAGCTTTACTTCATACAGTAGATGTATTATTTGGAATAATTACAAATGCAGAAATGAAAGCAAGAGGTGAATATTACCTTAAGTGTTTAGCAAATAGAGTTTCTGGATATGAAAATACAAGAAAAAGATATGAGATAGATTGGAAATATGCTAGGATTACAGAAGACAAGAATTCTTCTATTCAAGATATGGACTTTTTAATCAATAATACCGTAAGTCCTCCCAGACATCAATCGCCTCGTGGAGGAAACGCAGATATACATACTTTTATAAGCCAAGCTGTAACTCCAGAAGCTCCTATAGTAAAACCAGAAGATGCCCTACCTGAATTAAAAGTAACAGGTAATGATTTGTTTTAAAACTATGATAAATAGAGAAACAAAAATTACCGAAAATATATGGATTTTAAAAATAAAGAAGATATGAAAGAAGATAAAATTTTAAACAATTCCTTTAACTCGGGGGAATTAAATTATAGAGAATTTACTAGTTCTATTAAAGTAGATAATAGAGTATCAGGATTATATGAAGATCAACTAGGAGATGTTCTAGAACATAGAACTGCTGCTGAATTAAATGATATTATTTACAAAATTTTTAAAGATTCTAGTTATTTTGAGAAATACAAAAATCCTAAGAGAGTTGATAAAAATGACATGATAAAAATGTACTATTATTTTAAAGATGAGATCAGAAAGAAAAAAGATTTCAGTCCAATGGAAATGTTTATTGGATTTGCTGAATTTTTTCAGATAAATTATGATCAACTTTATAATGAAGTAAGAGTATTAGATAAAGAATCTCTGTTAAAGGAATTAAATGAAAAATATGGTTTAGATGGAAGAATAAAAACGAAGAGGTTATTTTAGAGATAAATAAAATAAAATCTATTATGAGAGCCAAAACTGTAAATGAATCAAAAGAAATAAGAATTCCATTAAGTGAAATCACATGGGGTGATGTTGAACATCTTATGACAGGAGAGTATACAAAAAGATTATTAATTCCTTCAGATGGAATGTCTAGCACTGAAATTAGATCAGAAAACGATTTTGATTGGTGGAAAAAAGAGTTTACTGAAAGATATGGAGAAAAAGGAGATGTAATAATAAGATATGGCCATGGTCAAATTGAAGGAAACCCAAAATTTAATCGCATAAAAGATATTACAAGTGATGGAGTATCTCAATATTACAAAGATAAAGGATCTGGTGGTTATACCGGTGATTAAAGAGATGTTAAGAAATTAATCCTAAGGCCCACGGAATAAAACCTATGGGCCTTTTTGATGTATAATAATTAAACAATTTATATGACTAGTCCGAGTTCATTTAAAGTTGGTGCAGAGAACATAGATTATAAAAATATATTCCTTTTATCAGACTTACATTTTGGTGTCAGAGCCAATTCCTTAGAGTGGTTATCAAATCATTCACAATTTTTTAAAGAATTTTATATCCCATATTTAAAGAAAAATATGGAAGAAGGTGATATCTTATTCATCTTAGGTGACTGGTTTGATAATAGACAATTACTTGATATAAATGTCTTAAACCTTTCTATTGATCTTATTATTGAATTATCTGAAATTATACCTCTTTATTTTATCACAGGTAATCATGATATTTATAAAAAATATGATACTGATATTAATTCTCTTAGACCTTTCAAAAGTATTCCAAATGTAACAGTCTACGAAAAACCACTTATAATTACAAACGGAGAAACAAAAATTTTAGTTCTTCCTTGGGTAGGAGATGAAAAAATGGAGGAAAGTTATGTAACAAAGAATGAACATAATTACGTCTTCGCTCATACTAATATTGCAGGATTTAATTATGATAATGGTAGACAAATACATAAAGGTGCAAAATTCACAAACATAGAAGGAATTAAAAGATTATTCTCTGGACATATTCATAAAAGACAAGAATATCAACAATACATTTATATCGGATCCCCTTATTCTACAAAAAGATCTGATATAGGAAATAAAAAAGGTGTATATAAATTTAATCCTTCGAATAATAAAGTAAAGTTTACCGAAAATACATTCTCACCTATTTTTCAAAAAGTTTTATTAGAAACTATTTTAGATATAAAATTAGAAGATGCTATTAAAATTTTTGATAATAATTATACAGATATAATAGTCCCAGATAAACATATACATTTGTTTAATCTTACGAAATTTATTGATCTTTTAGAAGATTGCAAATATAAATTAATTCAGACAACAGGTGAAAGAAAAATGTTGGGGGATGATTTAACCGAAATGGTTGAAGGAGTTGATATTAAAGACATTTTAACGCTATTAGAAAATAGCATAGAAGATTTACAACATCAAGCAGAAGTATTAATAAAGTTAAAATTGCTAAATAAAAAATATTATGATTTAGCATCAAAAGAAGACTTACAATAACAAAGATTCAACTCTAATGGTAATAATAGAACTAATAGAACTAATAGAAAGAGTTAGTCAACTAGAAAAAGAAGTGGAAATATTAAAATCAGAACAATATAATGATGATTTTACAAAAATACATTTATAATGTTAGATTATTTAAAAAATGAAATAAAAAATTTTAGTGATGGCCAATTTGGCCCCAGAACCGATCCTACAGGCCCCCTGAATCATTTGAAAGAGGAAGTAATAGAACTTATTGAATCTATTGATGTTGTTAATTTATATGAACCTGGTGAATTTTGTGATTTCGAAGAATATCAAAAAGATAAACATAATGAAGAAGAAGAATGGGCAGACTGTTTACTTTTACTATTAGATGCCTTTCGTATAAGATACGGAAATGATGTATCTTATAATAAATTACTTCATTTTTCACTCAATAAATTAGAAATAATAAAGAAAAGAGAATGGGATAAAGAACCCGATGAAAATGGAGTTTATCATAGTAAAAAATAAAATTATGGAAGATAAATACAGAGTAATTAAAGTATTATTAGATAATAAATTAGTTAAATGGGCACCACAAAAGGGTACTAAAAAAATAATAGAACCTTTCTTTTTCTGGACACCTGAAAGAGAAGAAATTAAAAAAAGAGGTCCACAAGAAAATCCTAACCCAAAAAAGAAAAGAACTGAAATATGGATGAAAACCGATTTTCAATCAATGGGAGAATATGGAAAAATATTTGACATTTCTTTAGAAAATGGTATGCATAATGTGATTATAAATACTGATCATGTTTTTTGGAAAGAATTTTTATCACAAACAAATCATGATATACAAGAAATGTTTGTAAAATGGTTTTCTTCATCTAGTGCTGCATTAGATAAAATGGAAATTCAAATTAACATACATGATGATAATGAATTACTAAAACAAATTCTTATAGATGATTATCATAAAGAATTAAGTAACTTAATGAGAAAAATGATATTATATTAATATCTTATTATAATTTTTATCTAAAATCATTAAATATTTAAAGCCATTAGAAATAGTGGCTTTTTTCTTTTCTTTTATTTCTAAATCAACGGTTAATGTCCAAGAACTTTTTATTTCTATAATTAAATTTTTAGATGGAATATAAAAATCTGGATGATAAACTTTATTCTTTTCTTTATATTTATATTTTATTGATGGGCCTCTTTTTATATCTGGAAAAATTTCATAATATTTTTCAAGAAAATCAAGTTCATAACTGCCCTGATACCATAAATCCGTATCTTTAAATTGTTTAATAGTTTTTGCAGATTTTTGCGATTTTTCTAAAATTTCTTTGTTTTGTAATGGCCATTCTACACCATGATTTTTCATCATGGATTTTTTAAATT